CGTTGTAGGAGCAGATGGTTTCCCAATTGCTGAACACACGCAAATTTGTAAAAATACGATTCTCGTGGCTTCCGGCGAAACATGAGATATCAGCTTTCAAGCCAACAACCCTGGCATCTGGCCGTTCCATTGTCATATGCCACACCATGTCACAAATAATGGAGCACCTGGTGTTGGGGAAACGAAAGTTGTCTAATAATCTCTTATATATAAGTAGAAATTTAGATAAAAAAAAGAATCTGCATACTTTTTACGGATCACCGGTAGGAGTATCGCAGATTCTTTTCTTATAACAAAGCTCGTCTTTGTTGGATAGTAATATATAAACCTAATAATCGGTCAGTGGGCATCATACCATTTTGTAAGTCTTTTAAATGTGATTCTTGAATGATTCCACTATTGACCGCTTGCGCAATATATTTTTCTGTTGCTGTTCGCATAGCTGGTGATGCAGGATTCCATGTTTGAGTCACCTTTATTTCCTCCTTTTTATCTTCTACAATTAGTTGTACCTTCATTTTGCTATTACTCGGTACGATTACAACACCTTCTAATTTGTAGCCAGTGGGCATTTTCCAAGATGATTTCACCTCAAAATGAGGACGATCGATAGAACCCGCCCAATCTCCTCCCCATGTAATACCAAGTTTTCTGGCAATACCTCCTACTTTATTTAACGTCATTACATCATACAAAGATTGAGGGGGACTAACAGCAAGATCCCAAGCTAAACGTGATTTATGATTGCTACTTAATGTCCAAGTAACAATCTGACCTGGTCGAGTACGCCCTTGCGCATATAAATAATTTTGCCTTGCTTGTGAGCGATATGTTTCTGTAATGAAGATGTTGATGACGCCAGCCTTGTAACACTCCTGGAATAATAAACGACATGCCGATTGTGCAGGAGGTAATAACTCAGCTAAGTCTCTACAGGTTGCTGTTACGCTTGTACTCATTTAGTGTCCCCCTCAGCAGTTTTATCCTTCACAATTGCTAAGATATTTTTAATGAAATTTGGTGTGGGTAAACCCATCTTTGTACCGTTTTCAGTAATTGAAATAAATTCAAGCACACAAAATGCAATCGCTGCACCATCGCCTGCATACTCGATACCAGGCACAACAACAGCCAATAAATACACAGAACTAACTAGCATTAAGTAATAAACTTTACGTATGATGCCATTGAACCCAATACGACTATTTAAATTATGATTAACAATACCGGTCAAAATACCAGTCATATAATCAATTGCCATAAACCCAATTAATACGGTTACCGCCATTCCCAATCCATCCACAGAATAAGATACAATTGTGCCGATAACGCCACTCATTGTTGCAATCCATCTGTCCATTACAACACTTCCTTTTTTAGTACATAAATAAAAACCCTCCACAACTACGTGTGGAAGGCACTTGTTAAAAAATTAGATAAAAAATAACGCTCGCCTTATGACTGCGTTTCTGGTTGTTCTTCTATTGCTGTTGATGGTAAAACACTGATGATAATATGTTTATTAATAATGGCCCCACCAATATTTACAAAGTTAATTTTCTGATCGTTTAATGTGACGGTAAATGCTGTTGCATCAAACTCCGCATTCATTAGATTTATTGCTTTTCCATTGTTTAGTTGTACTTGATAATTCATATTAAAATCTCCTTTTTATTTAAGTTCTAAATAACCTTGGTCTTCACCAAAAAGTCTTACATATAGCCTTTTTGGATTTGTTGCTGTCGATAACCCAAAACCTAATCCACTCGTATCAGTTTTTGCTACATTTCCGTAATTACCATCGACAATTAAATCGCCATCAGTTCTCACTCCATTAAGAGCACCTAAAACAAGAGTGTCATATATATGTCGAATAACCCCACCAGTTGCCCCACCAAAACTAATCATTTTTGGTTCGTGGTCAGAATAATGGCTCCCTATTCTAAGTACTTTTCCTATCTGAACATCATCAGAAATATTAATGTTAGCCGAATAAATATTTACACTGTTTAATGTACCAGTGTGAATAGAACCTAGATTACCAGTAATGTCAGACAATACATTTACTGCACCAATTAAATTAACCTTAGATGCTTGAATAGAAATGGTCGTCGAGGTTTGGTTGATTAAAGATGCAATTTTATTACCAGTATAGTCCATCGTACTAACTTTTTGACTGATTTGATTCGCTTGTTGCGTAATGCTACTTTCAGCGTTACTTACACGTGTACCTATACCACTGATTTGCATTTGCTGGCTAGTCACTGTTGACTGTATTTGTGAAGCAGTTTGAGAGACAACGGAAACGTCATTACGGACGGTTCGAATATCATTATTAATCGTTACAACTTGGGCCGATACTTCGCTACGTATTTCAGCTGCAGTTTGAGTAATACGACTACTTAAGTTGTTATTTAAGTCTGTTACGCTTTGTGTAATGCTATCAGCACGTATATTGATAGCTGCAATCGATACGCCTATTTCTTCAACCTCTAAGTCAATCCGGTCGTCTGTCTGCTCAAACTTTGAACGATAACGTTTGTCATTGGCATTAATAGTTGCTCGTTGATTTAGTAGTGCATCCACAATTGTTTTAGCCTGTGTATTTCCTACATCAACTTCAGATTCACTATAATCACGCTTTGTTTTTTTGCTTATAATACGTGTTTGGTATTCGAGCTGTAGGTCTTCATGAATGAGCCAAACCATATCTCCCACATTACCATCTACTGTAGTCACCTTTACTTTGATACTTGTCTCAGGTGCTGCAGGTAGCTCACTAGCTAAACGTGTTGTCATATCTTCAACAGTTTCTATGTTCTCGTCATGGATTGGATCGGCAATACGTATTCCGATTCTTGGTGAACTTGCTAATGGCGAGGTATAAGTAATATCAATGCCATTAGCCCCATAGCCTCTAATTTGAGTTTTTAAACCAGCTGAAGGAATACTATAAGATAACGTCTCGATGTTATGTCGATAACGGAACTGCAAGTCATTGTCTACGCCTGTTTTTTTGGCGAATCGTATAACCTTATTCGGCAAAATTTGACGCTCGCATTCAAATACGGAGCAAAGATGCTCAATCAACACAATAGGATTAGCTTCCCCAAAGTTCGGAAGTAGCTGATAACCCTCAACATCCACATTCATAAAAGTCCAACCAGTACCATCAAGGATAAACGACATAAAATCATTCAAAGTCCTTGTCCCACCATGAATGCCATATTTGAAATCGTCTGCTAGTGAAAAATAACTGTGAACAGCAGTTGCCTTTTTTGTGAATGTGTCGCCACTAAAATCTTTCACAACATATTCATGGCCATCCTCGTCTTCTATCAAGGTTTCAAAGTCTAGCAATTCATGTCCTGGATTCTTTTCATGTAAAAAAGAGCTAAACGAGATGCGTAATGCCCCGTTCAACTCTTCAAATTTTTCGTAGTTTGTTTCCAAAAGAGGTTCTGTTCGTGAACCATTTGTGACAATGAGCAAGTTACATCACCTTCTTTATAATAAAAATACGCCAATCCATAAAGAGTAGCGCTTACTGAATAATATAGGATGATTATAGTCCTTTAGTATTCATTAAAATATACTCTTCCACAGATTGTTTATAGTCCTGGTTCGTGATGTCATTGATTACATACGTATCATTTGTTTTTGGATTTTGACCACCTGACATGATACGTTCTGCTGCAATACGAACTACTACTTGATTTATCATTATAAAATACCTCCTACTTGGCTGTCTGTTTGTAATAAAAGAATATCTTCCTCTAATTTTTGAATGCGTATTTGTTCCTCAGTTAACTCAGGAACAGGGTATAGCTCAATTACAGGCTCCAAAGTCTCAGGATTGATTTCTTTGAGGAAGCATTTTGTGTGGTCGATAGAACCATATGGAATGTCGATATATCCAATTGTACCCCAATCTCCATGAGGGATTACATCTCCCTGCGCTTCTCCTGTCTGATAAATAATTCGTCCTTTCTGTCTCTCAAATACTACACGATTGTTCATTTCTGCCATGATGTGTTGGCCTCCTTTTAATTTTATCCCCATGCAATCCAGTTGAAAGTAGCTTGTGATATAGTTACAGGCAATTTCAATCCGTTTGCAAGTTTTATAGTTTTCAAGTTAAATGTAGTAGGTTGCGCGTTAGTTCCTGACCACGAAGCTATTTTAGAAGAGTCTACACCCATGCTATCTGTGGCTTTTCTGTACGTAGTTGAGAAAAAGTTTGTTCCATTACCGTACCAAACATAAATAAGTGTTGGCTCAAATGAAAGATTTAATATCTCAATATAGTGTGAATTTACATTAGCTATAGATGCTAAATATTAGAAACTCATAGTGTTAGAGATAGTAGTGTAAGTCCCTGTAGAATACGGAATACCTGTTGGAATAGCTGCTATTGTTGCGAACTCAGCAGTAGTACTTGTTTGTACACCCATGTAAGTAGTGGCGTTCGCAACTAACGCCTTACCACTACTTACAGATTGAAAAAGTGTGTCGTACTCTATATCTGTCATTAATCTGCGCCAAGGTCGCCATCCAGTTTCCGACCATGCTCTATAATAAACATTGTTATCCGCCACTGTCGTAAACCTTTGAATACCATAGTTAGTACCTCTAGGGTTAATGCATTCTAATACACCTCAAGAATCAGGTGGTGTATTGGTAGCTAAACGTTCCCTATCTGATAAATGTACCCCCAAGCAAGGTTATCAAAGTTAATCGCTCCAGTAAGAAACTCATCACTATACTTGAGTACAGTTTTATTCCATTCTGAGCGCTCTCCACTTTGAATATGCACTTCTTTATTTCCGATATGATTATTAGTTTTAGTATTCAGACCTTTTACCGATTCTGCTGTTGCACCTTTATCTACATCACCTATCGTTAAATCATTGACAAGTGGTGTTTTCAAGCCTTCTAAATGTTCCTGAAGACTAGGCGCTAAGGTCTGGTAAGCGATTTCACCTGTGTAAGCCATGTTTGCGTTTCCCTCGTAAAATAGTTTTAATTAATCTCCATATGCTTGCCAGTCGTATAATGCACCGTTAGGCGATTCTACTTGTAGCCAGAACTCAGTGCTATTTCCACCGCCATTTCCCTGATATTTACTACCGTTATCATCTACATAAAGGTTTATCTCACCGAAAACAATAGGAGAGTTGTAATAAACAGAACATGACCTATGCTTATCACTTGTAAAACTATTCCTTTTAGCCACTATAGTTCTAGGCGTAAATCCTAAGTTGGCAATTCTAATGTAACCTGCTGCATATCCGGGTCTATTAGAGGTTACAGTAGTCGTACCTGAAGACTTTTTTGCCCCTACTGGAATAGCTCTAATATTAGCCGCCATCTGTGCGCCTGTAGCTGTTGGACTTGTTGTAACTCCTTGCTCAGTGATGGCCGCAGCTACATTTGTTTTTACATCACTGGCAGATTGCTTTAAATCTTGTATAGAGAACCACTTACTGTCATACCCCATAAACACTACATTCGTTTGGTCGTGTACAATCTGAAACGGTGTGTTATTCTTCTTGAACTCTAAACCGTAGTCTACAGTAGAGCTTGCGTTCAACTGTATAGAAGCACTGGAAGAAGTAGCAGAACCGGGCACAATCATTTCAAACGTCGGAACACCTTTAGTAATAGACAAGTTACCGCCCATCCCTAATGCGCCTGCCATAACGTTGTTACCTGTTTTCGTTACAAAGCTTGATGTCTGCGGTGTCCACGGTTGAGGCAATGTACTTGGTTCACCACTCTTTGTAAATTCCGAAAGGTTAATCTCATTAAACTTTACTTGACCTTGGTCAGAGTATACTTCTGCATATACTTCCATAGAAACAAACAAATTGTTAGAAGTGCCTGCTTTTTTATGAATAGGGAAGTACATTCGAGTAGCTTCAAACTGCACATCACTTACGTAAAAACAACTAGCAAAGGCAGGTGATATACTAATTATCTCCATTTGTTTTATAAACGATGTTGCACCAGATTTACCTATATTCCATATCACGACTGCGGAACCTGCTGAATTGCCTACATTGTAACCGCTTGTTATAGTCATTTTTACTGCTCCCATGAAGTTTGCGATTGGAATGTTAATATATGCGTATTCCTTAGCAGCAGGGTCATTATTCCAAAGGTTAGCATTAAATGTTAACGATTTTTTGAACCAATGTTGACCTGTGTTATCGATTGTAGCAGGGCTAAGAGCATTGGGCTTAGGTAGACCATCAACTACAGTTTCAACCTCAGCCACACGTGCAGTAACTTCTGTTAAATCAGCTGGCGGTCCCTGTGGTCCTTCTGGTCCTTGAGGTCCTTGAATACCTTTTAAGGATTCAATCCATTCTTCCATCGTTCCTTCGAACCCATTCTCTACAGCTAGGTCGTATGCTGATTTACCTTGCGGACCTTGAATCGGACCAACATTCTTCCAAGTATTCGAGTTGTCCTGCCATACATAAAGATCACCATGAATCATGTAGGCGTCACCAGGTGATCCAGTAGTCGGTAAATCGCTCTCACTCAATAACTCACCGATAATATTTACCCCTGTACCATCTTTACCATCAGTTCCTCTCTCGCCCTTGTCACCTCTATCACCTTTTCCTCCTTTTTCAGCAAGCAATTGCCAATGTGCATTAACGACTAATGGAGGAGTAGGAGGTGCATTTCCTTTGGTGTTTTTTAACGTAATAAAGCTACTACCATTTAACGTTACAATGTTATTGGTAAAATATTGAACCTCATTGTTGTATTCAGATTTTGGGCTTAACTGATTAACATAGTTCTGCATTGTAGTAACCGCATTAAGTGCATCCTGTGTGGCATTTTGAGCATTTTGAATAGCTTGATTTGTGTTGTTAGTAGCGTCATTTGCACTTGCCGTAGCAGTATTAGCACTTGTAATAGCGCCATCCAACAGCGTTAGAGTATTTGACACGGTCTGTAGAGCCGTTTGTAAAGCTGTATTATTTGCATTAATCGTCTCTTGTGTAGCTGCTTCATTAGCTGCAATAGCCTGTTGTACGGCAATATTCGCATCATTTACAGCCTGATTTAGTCTCTCTAACAGTTCATCTACTTCACCACCTGCTAGAATATTGATTTGTATCTGCAGGTTCGTTAAACCTGTAATGATACGATTCCAGTTTTCGTTTATTTTATTCCGTTCTGCTCGACTAACTGGCGAGCCCGTTGTGTGTAAACTTATAACCACTTTTCCACCTTCTTTACATATATAAAAATCTAAAATTAAAAACGATACTGTAAACAGTACCGCCTGTAACCTGAAAGCTATTCTCTCCAACTGCCAAGCTGAGTAGCTTTTTATTTGTTTGTTTTAAAGCGGATGTACCGTTTTTAAATGATTGAATCCCTCTTAAAATCAATGTATCTGTACTACCATTTATTGATCCGTTAAATTGATAGGTTTCGCCGGTTGTACGATTTGTTATTGTGACACTATTGCTGAATGAACCTATTAATATGATTTCAAGTTCATGTTGCCGGGGATCAATAGCGACATTACCGTAATTTTCAACTGTAAAGTTATTGCTACTAAATGCGTAAGATAGGTCATCGTCCCAATCAATCCCCATGCCCCATTGCCACTTATCGATGTCCCATTCTTTTAGGTCACTTGTTGTAGCCACTGATTCAGCGTAGAGATTTTCGCATATAAATTTAATTTCTAATTCTCCAACTTTCCGTAACAGCTCATTTGGAGAATAACTTTCAGCTAATCGTACTTTCCAACGCTTACCTGGTTCAGCGTCAAAGATAATATAAAAGTGCTCTTTCCGGGCAAACAATGAATTTATGTCAGCAATAAACAATTTAAAATCATGATAATCAAATGCTTTATACATAAACTTCGCTGTAATTGTACGTCCGCCAAAACGCGTGTTAGTAAAAATTGTTCCATCACTACCATCCATTACAGACGATTGATGCTCTATTGATACGGAAGGGATAAAATATTTTAATAATTTCAAACTGTAGTCGCTCATTAATAATTCACGACCATCCTTTAAAATCATTTTCATATATGATTTAACCCCCTTGTCAATGCATGGATACTTGCATTGTTATACTGTCTGCCGCTGACTACATCTACAACTGATTCACCTAGAACTTGTCCATCTAAAACTGATTGTACAATAATAGTTGAGGGTCCTAAGTTTTGTGCTACAGTGTTGTTCTTAGATTTTTGTATTGGCAATAAGGAAGGAGATTCGGGTACAACACTATTCGCCAATCGTTCACTGACATTTGTAGCTTTATTCATAATTGAATCGAACCCATTAACTATACCTTCGCCAACATTCTGCATTAAAGAAGAAGTTGGATTTATATCTAATACTTTTTTAATTGTCTCTGATACATTTTCCACAAGATTGTTTGCTGTTTGCTGTAATGCTGATTGCATCCCCTTCATTCCATCTATTAATCCTTGAATAGCATTTTTTCCTATATCGTTCATTGAACCTAATATTTCACCTGTACCAAAAACGATTTCTTTTATTTTCCCTTGCCATTCCGTATTTAAAGTGGTCAATTCGGTGTTTGCCGTATCACGTAAAGCTTTAATTTTTGCTTCTGTTTCAGCTTTTAATGGCTCCAACTCCTTAATCGCTGCTTCACGAGCTATTAAAAGTTTTCTTCCATACAACTCTTGATAATCCAGCAGTTCAGCATCCGTCATTCGATTAAGGGCTTCTAATTGTGCAAGAGCACCAGGACCCATTGCTTCTAATTCATCGATAATAGCACTTGATAATTTACGCAATTCAAGTTGCGATAATTCAATTCGCCATTGAGAGAGTGCACTCACTTGCTCACTTAAATTTTGAGTTAAGCTAGATGAATCTACTGGTTCGGCTATCTTCACTTTATCAAAAAGTCCAAAGTATCCTTTAATGCTTTTCGTGCGACTATCCAATGCAGTGTTATAGGCCTCGTTGTGCTTCTGTTCCTCATCCAATAGCTTTTTATTAATATCCTGTGTTTGCTTTAAATAATCATTATTGATTGATTTAATTTTTTCGCTAATTGCTTTTTTGGTATCATAGAACTTCTCTTCATAATAAGTACGTTCCTCTGTACCTGCTTCATACTGTGCAAGATAATTCTCATACATCTTCAATTCATCTGCGAGCGATAGTGTGTTATATTTCTTACGTTTATCAACGTATTCCTTTTCATTATCGAATTGAGCTTTAACCATTTCAGAATACGCTTTGTTGAACGCCTTTAAAGCATTGGTCTTTTCTTTAGTTCCTTCTTTAAATGTTGTTGCACTAAAACGCCAAAACTCGGCCTCTTGCTTTGTTGTCATTTCTCCAGCAGCCTTTTGAGCCTCTACGTATTCCTTCAAAGCTTTGAATTTTGCATCAGCTGAGTTAGATTCGATTTTTGCAATTTTTTCAGCGTATTGTTTTGTAATAGTTTCACTATCTTTCAAGGATTGTTCTTCTATCTGCTTAATTTGAACTATCTGATCTACGGTAAGGGCGATTTGTTGTTTTGCTGCATTGTTTTTAATCGTAGCAATTTTTTCCGAAGCTTTTTGGGAAATCTCAATTCGTTTATGCTCAGCCTCTTTTTGCAATGCTTCAATTTCCACTGCATTAGCTTTTGTAGTATTACTAATAACTTCTTGGACTTTTTGCATTGCCTCTTTAGTAATTAATAAATGCTGTGTAATATTTGGTATGGCAGCCTCAGCTAATTCCTCAGCCGCTTTTCTAACTCCTTCACTTCCTTGCTCGATCCCGATCGCTAAACCTTCACCCACACCTTTACCAATTGGTATCATGACACGTGATGGAGAATTGATTTTCAATTTTTTCTTTGCCCAATCTGGAATAAGACTAGCTAATTCCCCGATTTTCTTTTTTACTCCATCGAACATATCTCCAATACCACTAATCAAACCGGAAACAATGTCTTTACCGATTTTTTTCAAACTTATGCCAAATAAAAAAGCTTGTGCTTCATTCCATTTTGTCTCGATTTTAGTTTTCACTTCGCTCATTTTATTACCAACAGCCGTTTTCATTTCATGAATTTTATTTTCAGCTGTTTGCTTAATGTCATGTACTCTATTTTTAGTAGCCGTCCATGCGTTGTTCCAGCCATCACTAATTGCCTTGCCGAGTGCTTTGGCGTCACTTGCAACATTTTCCGTGTATACCTTCCACCGTGACTTTATTTCACCAGTTTCCCAGTCTACCTTATTGACATGTTCTTCCGCTTGCAATTGTGCCTCACTTACAACCTTTTGGTGCATATCCTCTGCGTTAGCAACAGTTTCATCTCTTTTTCTCTCTGCCTCATCAATAACTGCTTGTGCCTCTTCTGCTGACATCGTACCTGTTTCATCTCGTTGACGAACTGCCCATTTATTCGTTTCGTTATATTGTTCTTCTGCTTCCTTTAAAACATCATCTTTTTGTTTAAGAGAGTTTCTTACAACTTCAGCCGCTTGCTCTGCTGTAATCTTTGAAGCCTCATTTTTTAAACTTTCTAGAATAACCTTTTGCTCAACTTCACTATCAGAAAGATGCTTAATCGCGTTCTCAGTCATCGTTTGTTGAATAAGATTGATTTCTTGTTGCTCATCCTCTGTAATCCCTCTATTGTTTTCTGAGGCATTTTGATAAATTTCTTCAATCCTCGCCTTACCACTTGTTATAACCAGTTGTTGCTTAGCTTGACTTTGTGCAACCCGTTCTAAAATTTTTGCTTCTTGTTCTTCAGTTAAGGCATCACTTTGAGCAAAATGATTTTGCATAGTCTCTAATTCTTGCGCATGATCAGATTGCATTTCGGTTAACACTTGATCGCCCATCTCGTTATAAATACCTACCATATTGGCAGCCATTTCTTCTGTTACTGCTACACCGGACCAAGCCATTTGGTTAAGTGCTACTGTCGCCTGATCAGATAATTCTAGGAAACTCCCAACTGATTCTGCGGTCGAATCTGATACTTTATCTTTCCAATCCTCAACTTGAATGGATGATTCATTCAGTTCACGACCAACTACTAACGCTGCTATCCCAAAACCTGTAAGCAAGGCTGCTGCTATCCCAATTGGCCCTGAGATTAATGCAAATGCCGCGCCAAATGCTGTTGTCGCGCCACCTGCTGCACCAATCGCCATAGAAAATCCACCTACAGCACTGATAATGGAACCAACACTGGATATTAACGTTCCTCCAACCACAAGTAAAGGACCAATCGCAGCTGCTAAGCCACCAATAATAACGATTGTTTTTTGTGTTTCAGATGATAAATTACTAAATTTCTCTATCCATGGTGCAATGACATCCATTACTTTAAGCACCATCGGTATTAAAATCTGACCAATACTAATACCAATATCTACAAGCTGATTTTTCATGATGGTCATTTGCGATTCGGTTGATTTGTAATTTTGAGCAGCCTCGTTGGATAATGCTGTATTATCTTTCCACGCTTGCGAAGAGGTATCCACTGCAGACGATAATAGGCCCGAAGCATTTGCCATACTTAATAGCACATCTGTTTCGTCGCCTTTGACACCCAATTCTGCTAGAACACTTGTTAAGTCGGCGCCTCCTTCTGAAGTCTCAGCTAACCCTTTCACTAATGCATCTAATGCTGAAACAGCGTCCGTCTCGAATGCCTTTTTAAAATCAGCACTCGACATATTTGCTGCTTTTGCAAAACCAGATAAGCTCTCTCCACCATCACCGACAGCTTTTTGAATTTTTTGTAGAACTGTTGTCATGGCAACTCCACCAGTATCAGCCTGAATACCTAAACTAGACATTGTCCCAGCAAGACCCATGATTTGGGCCTCTGTCATGCCTAATTGCGCACCTTGTTTAGCAAATCCCATGCCCATTGCAACAATGTCAGATTCGGTTACCCCCATTTTGTTACTAAGCTCGACGACAGATGAGCCTAATCGGTCAAAATCCCCCTGGCTCATTCCAACGATACCAGCAAAACGTGCGAATTCTGTTGCCGCTTGCTCCCGCGTCATGCTTGTTGATGCACCTAAATCAATAACCGTTCGTGAGAAAGATAGTAAATGATCTTCAGCTATCCCCAATTGACCAGCTGATTCAACAACCCCTGCTATTTCAGTAGCACTTACTGGTAACTCCTTAGCCATACTACGTATGCCGTCTTCAAGCTTTTTAAAATTTTCTTCACTCGTATTGACGGATTGCCGCACACTCGCAAATGCATTTTCAAAATCTACTGCGGCATTAAAAGCTAATACGCCAATAGCTTTGATAGGCGTTGAAATCGTAGAAATGCTTTCGCCAACTGATTTCACCTTCCCACCTATCTCCTGAAACTGACTCCATTTAGAGGATTGAACATCTAATTGAGTGCTCACTTCTGTTAATTGCGTATTTAATCCATTGTATTCAGCGAGCGCTTCATTGACAGCAATAGCCTGTTGTTCAATAGCTTCTGTGGAGGCTGATCCCGATGCTACTAATTCATCATATCTATTGCGTTGTTCTGTTAACTTAATGCTAGAGGCATCAACAGAACGAGATAAAATATTCTGTTTTTGTGATAAACCTTCGATAGAGTTTTCATATTCACCACCGCGTGCTTGTAAAGCCTGTAATTCCGCTCCCATTGCAGTCAATCGTCTAATCGACTGATCGATAGAACCATTAAAATTAGCTGTATTGAGACTCAGTTCAACAGCACGAATATTCGTCATTTATTCTTCACCGCCTTTTTGCCAAAAATCAAAATTACAACCAAGGAATATCGTCGGCTGTAACTTCTTCCACATCTTCATAGTCATCGTAGCCTTCTGAAAGCTCAAACCAAAAATGAATATCCATTTCATCTATTTCATGTAATTTGTAGCCTTCTTTTATTAATTCACGATAAAACTTTTTAATATTTTGATATGGAGTTAATCCGCTTACTTTCCCTCTTCACCACTAACGGCAGGTTTTGTTTCAAGCCCTCCAATGTTCAACACACTATTAAATACACGCATAATTTCATCTTGTAGCTTGCCTGCCTCTAGACCATCCCATATGTCGTCCACAGTGAATTGATTATCGAAAACATTTACTACGAAACCAATCATTTCATCGAATGTTTCGACTGAAATGTCATTACCTTCTTTACGCATTTTTTCGTTCATCTTTAAGGCATTTCGGAATACTCGAGCCTTTACAAAGTCATTGCTAAACGTTTTCTCTTGGCCATCAATCTTTAATGTAATCTGCATAATTTATCCATCCTTTTTATCGTAATAAAAAAAGAAACCCTCGAAAGGGCTTCTCTCTTTTAAGGTGTTGGTACTGTTTCACTTGGTTTTGCCACTGCGGCAAAGAACGTTTCTGCTGTCGCTGTAACGCCCGCATCACGTGTATCGACAGTATGTTTGATGATACCTTCGATTAATGGTAGTGCCTCACCACCAAATGGATACACTTTATAGCTTGTTTCTCCTTTTTTACGTGTAGTATTCAATTCTTCACCTGGTTTTAATTTTGCTTTTAACAGCCAGACCATTCTAGATCCAGATTCAAAACCAATTGCCATTGCATTTGGCGTATCATTTGCATTTGTGATGATACCGCCTTCTGCAGATTTTTTATGCCCATACCAGTCAACAAGTACTTCTGTTGGTAAGTCTGCTGTTTCACCAGCAATAGTAATAGAATCCAATTGTGCCTCTTGGTCTACGACACGATCTCCCGCATCCAAATGTGCTTCTGAGAAGTTAGGTGTCAGTGTTAGAGAAATAGGCATTGTTAATGTTTTCACTTCGCCCCAAGTTTCTGTTTGCTCGTTTGTCATTAGTGCATAGTGGATACGCTTTAAGCTAATTTTTTGTGGTTTTTCATTTACTGTTGTTGTCATTTACATGACCTCCCGATTTTTTATTATTAATCATCAAAAAAGACGAATTGCAACACTCTATTAAAGTGAGATTCGCCTTCTTCGTATGGTACATCATATTCTAAAATTCGTTCATAGCCATCCTTCTCCATCAATTGTTTGATGCTTTCTACAAGGTGATGGTAACTTGAGACAGACCATACATTTAGTTGTATAAGTCTCTCTGTTTCAATTTCCTCTTCACCCGCTTCGAAGATTGGCTTTGCACTTACCTCTAAAAAGGTAATAAACTGATTTGGTTTTTCCAAGCCAGTAGGAATTCCGTTAAACACGACAGGTAAACCTAATGGCTCTAATATAGTAGGAATGTGCACAAATAAATCTTTCATAACTTTATCTCCTCAATCTACATCTGCCGATACTTTAATTATCTTTAAGCTCAATATACAAGTGAACCATCGTCCTATTTATCCCTGACAACTGAGAAGATGGTTATGCCAGTTTGACATTGTGATTGCTGCACCATCCCCCTTTAGTGAATGGAAAATTGCACTCCTATAATAGAGTAAGACATCCAACAACGAAGGCTCTTCAGCATTCATGTATTTAGAAATTTCCGGATAATTTAAAACGTCAACTGATTTTTTGTCAGTTGACGTTTTCATCTTTACGCGCATATTCATTTTTAGTCACCTCCCTTCAATGCTATTATTTTTGAAAAGCTCAGGGTTGATCTTAGTTGGCTAAGATTCTATTAATTTTCTAACCTCAGACATACTGTGTATAATTTCCTCTTTTAAATTGGACTCCTCCTGCTTTAACCGCTCCAGTTCATCACTACTTGCCCACTTCATCTGCCGAAACAGTTCTCGAATTCTTGCTTGTTGGTAACGTGTATACTCATCGGTATAAAAGCAAATATACTCTCGACCACAGTTCGGGCAAGTAAAATAAGTCTTTTCAATAGTATGTTGCAGTTTGTCTTTCTTAAAATGTTGGACATAGAATTTGTGACCGCATGATTTATTGCACTTAGCATAAATTGGCTCCATCAATCTCTCCACTTCCTTCTATTTATCATGTTATTTGGCTTAGCGCCGTCCTTTAAATCAGAACAATACAAAAGACCACTCTTTTGAGTGGCCTTCAACCAAGGGGAATTTATTTGTTGTGACATTGTTCGTTTGCCGAACTATTACTTTACCATCATATAACGGAACTTCAACTCTTGCTATTCACACTACTGAGTGTCAGTTAAGTGAAAGTTCATTTTTGTGATAGTATTTCCATTGATTACTTATCTAACTAGAAATAGAAAAGGCCCCTCTTATTTGAGTGGCCTTCAACTCTTATGATTAATTTTTTTTGTGACATTTTTCGTTTGCTGAACTTGTACTTTACCATCATATAATGGATGTTCAATACTTGCTATGCATACTCCTGAGTGTCAGTTAAGTGAAAGTTCATTTTTGTGATAGTATTTCCATCGATTACTTATCTAACTAAAATAGGAAAGGCCCCTCTTATTTGAGTGGCCTTCAACTCTTATGATTAATTTCTTTGTGACATTGTTCGTTTGCCGAACTATTAATTTACCATCATATAATGGATGTTCAATACTTGCTATGCACACTCCTGAGTGTCAGGATTATGAAAACTTTATTTCATGGGCGAATCGCACCATCTTAGCAATTTCTGCATGCTTTTTATATATGTAGCTAGCGCTGTAATTTAATTCTTCTGCTATTTCTTCTAATGTCATACCATCCACATACTTTAGCTTTAATATCTTATGATTTAACCCTTTAAACCTACTAATCAGCTCCAAAAAATTTTTCTGTTCAGTACGCTTAATTTGTAATTCTTTTTTGATTCGTTCAATACGTTCTTCTAGTTTCGCTCCGTCAGATTCGGCAGTAAGCTTTACTCCTGCTAAATCCCCACTTACCCAGCGTTTCAATTCTTTTTGGGACTGCTCAAAATTAAATTCAAGATAGCCAATTTCATCTTCAATTTGTTGATAATCTCGTAACCATTCATACATACACAGCACCTACTTTGCATTTTTTTCGACTTTTTAAAGGGAAAGGAAACTAGTATACTTTGGAGTAGCGAACTTTTGCTACCCTATGTTATATTTTTAGGGACTTATTACTTCAATGCTCGTTATAGGTTGCCGCCTTTGACGAGCTTTTTTATTTTTCTTAACTTACTGTTATTATTTATGTACATTTTTTCTCCCTTTAACGTAACTTCAACTGTTTTAATTTTGCTACTTCATTCTATGCGCTACCTTTAACAACTTCTAAAGCTGAAGCTACCCCATCAATGTATTCTTTATGCCCTTTGTATTCCTTTACGAGATTTGGAAATGTACAATCACCAAATGGCATATCACCGTGGTTTAATACTTCTTGAATAATTTGTTGCTGCAATTCAAGTAAATATTGCTCCGATTGCTCTAGTAAATCGTTGAGTGCCACTACATATTCTCTATTCTTATCAGGAAATTCAAGTGCTTCTTGTAGATTGATTGTCAGTGCATCCTTAAGATTTGCACCTGAGTTTTCGTCGTGAAAAGTTAGTAAATCTCCATTTTCATCCACGATTTGAGCACTTGTTACTTTATCACTATAAAAATTGATAGCTGTTACTTTCATTTTATTGCCTAAAACATTTAATCTAGCTTTCATTTGATACAATTCCCCCTAAATTATTTAATATAATTAATCGCATTTGAACTAATTACCAATTGTCGTTTCGTATTTAGATGACGCTTGGTATCCCGCCTCCTAGAAATAATAAATTTTTTTCTAATTTCACGAAATACCTTTAAACGGTATTTATGTACAAAAAAATTATTGTAGTGACCTTCATTAACAACGGGTAACCTTATTCCCTCTTCAGAAATGCCATAGAGCTTTGCCCTTTTCTTAATATAATTCTGGAATAGCAGTGATTCCTTTTTCATAATTACTCAATGTTTTAGCCGTTATCCCCATTTTAAAAGCTACATCAGCTTGTTCTAATTCGGCATTTATACGAGTTGCCTTTAAAGAAATTTGAAACATATTACCACCACCTCCTCTTAAATGGTAAATATAATATAATACCTTTAAACGGTATAGTCAAGTAAATAATACTTTTTATAGGTTTTAATCTGTTTACAATAATACCGAATATCGGTATTATGATAATAATGGAGGTGCTTTAATATGGATAATTCGGATAAGCTAAAGTTAGTTTTTTCTAAAAACCTGAAAAACCAATTAGATAAAAGAGGGTTAAATCAAACAGATATGGCAAGAGATTTAAACATCCCTGAAACAACAGTTTCTAATTGGATGAAAGCTAGCACATACCCTAGACCTGATAAACTACAATTAATGGCGGATTATTTTAATATAAAACGTTATGATTTAACTGAGGAACAGCCAACGAATTTAATAGCAGTACAACCCAATTTTGTTAAAATTCCAATACTGGGTATCATCGCTTGTGGAGATCCAATCCTAGCAGAACAAAATGTTGAAGGCTACATGTATGAATTTCCCGATTTATTACCAACTGGTAATATTTTCGCTTTAGTTGCTAAGGGGGATTCAATGGAACCGACTATCCCGGATGGCTCTAAAGTTTTGATAAGAGAACAAAGTGAAGTTGAGTATGGGGAGATTGCAGCAGTATTAGTAAATGGTGATACGGAGGCAACACTTAAACGGGTGAAAAAACAAGGAGATACCATCTTACTTATGCCTGATAACCCTAAACATGAGCCCTATATTATCAATGAAAATAATCCTGCAAAGATTATCGGTAAAGCTGTCAGTTTCAAAGTTACACTGTAA